TTTCACTTGACACCGCATCTCGATGAGCTTATACGGAAGTCAACAAGGGCAAACAACAAGCAAACAACAAGGAAAGGTATTGACACCAACCCCGACGATAACTAAACGGAAGTCAACAAGGGCAAACAACAACAAGACAACCAAACGAAAACTTCAAATAAACCAAGAGGTTATCGAAAATGACTATCGCAACTCCTCGAATTTCCAAGGTTTCTAAGTACGATGGGATACGGTCATGGTCACTTCCGGCCCGTATCACCTGTCCAGGCTCGACGCTTGACAATGGTGAACTATGTCCGGTCTGCCAGGGTTGCTACGCTACCGGCGGCAACTATAGGTTCGCCAGCGTGAAGGCTTCGAGACTGCACAATTTGGACGATTGGAAGCACGACGATTGGGTTGATGCTATGGTTGCCGCGCTGGACAACTCCCGATTCTTCCGGTGGTTTGACTCTGGCGACATCTACTGCGCCGAATTAGCTGAAAAGATTGAACAAGTGATCATCCGCACACCTTGGGTGCGGCACTGGCTCCCGACAAAATCCTATCGCGTGGAATCCATTCGGCCCGTCTTGGACCGTATCGCCGCGCTGCCCAACGTGGTCGTACGGTATAGCTCTCCGTACGTTGACGGCTCATACATTCCCGGCCTGCACGGCTCCACAGTTGTGCCGACCTACGACCACGAAGTTCCGGCGGAAGTCCATATTTGCGCGGCCTACCAGAACGAAGGTAACAAGTGCACCGGCTGCCGCGCTTGCTGGGATAAGAACGTCAAGGTCATCGCCTACGTTGCCCACGGCAGAGCAATGGACAAGGTATTGAAATCTTTGGTCAAATAGTCCGACATGTAGGAACGCCGACCACGAAAAAAGATATTGACAGCGACCCTGATGATGGCTAGATGGGAGCCAACAAAGGCGAACAACAAGACAAACAACAAGGAGACGGCTGGGAAGGGAAAAAAAATCACAAAAAGATGTTGACAGTAACCTCGACGATGGCTATATAGGAGCCAACAAAGGCAATCAACAAGGCAAACAACAACAAATCAAAGGAGGAGGAAACCATGACCACTTACACGAATGCAGAGATCGCACGCGACCTGAACCTCTGGAATGAGTATTACAACGTATCAGCGTTGATGACCGACGAAGAGTTTCACATGATGAGCTACGACCAACGGCTGCAAATGCTGATCGATGCGTTCGGCACCGATGAAAACGAGGAGGAGGAGGACATCATGAATAGTACGTATGAAGATGCATTGAACATCCTGTGCATGTATCGGGGCGATTTAATCCCAGAAAGGTCATGGACCGAGTCATTGACCGGTACAGTAGCAAACAGGGGCACAGGCTATGTGCGGGCCGACGTCTACATCGCCATCATTGAGGACCTACTAGACAACGGCGCAGAGGATCGCGTCACGGTCACGCCAATTCCCGCAGGCGATGCCCTCGCAATATGGCGAGATGCCTGCGACGCAGACGGCGTGTCTTATAACGCGCCTGACGTGGATGAGTGGGTCATGATACAGATCCGGGAGTACGATGCTACGGAGATGACTCCTGGTGTCGTTACGGAGCTGGTCGTGCCTGCAAACGGGTGGTACTGACCTGATGAATGGAGCGCTACTACTTGACACCGCATCTCGATGAGTTTATCTGATAGCTCAAGTGGCTAGGTGTTCGTCGTCTTCCGAAAGGGACGGCGGTATGGAGTGCGTAAGCGCGACAAAAAATCTTGACAAGCTCGCACAATCTGCTTATTTAGGAATCACCGAAACCCACGGGGCCACAACGGCCCCACAAACACAAAGGAGAAACGCCATGAACAACACCACTAACAAGATCGTCCAATCGATGCATGACGCCCTGTGGGCGATAGCGAACATGCAAGTGCAGGAGCACACAGATAAAGGCAAACTGCTCGCGCTGTGTATGAGCATCGCATGGATTGAGTTAGAGAAATGTAGAAGGCTGGCTCAGGAAGATACGGAAGCCAACAAGCAAACAACAATGGTAAACAACAAGATAAACCAAAGGATGAACAAAAAAATGACCATTCAAGAAATGATCGCCCAATCGATGTATGACGCTCTGTGGGTGATTGCCAACATGCAAGTACAAGAACACACAGATAAAGGCAAACTGCTTACGCTGTGCATGAGCATCGCGAAATTGGAATTAGAAAAATGTAGGATGATGATGATGATGATGGCTCAGGAAGATAGCTAAGGGAAGAACTAAACAGTAGTTGTGACCGGCTAGCCCATGCCAGCCGGTCCAACACGAGAAAAAAAAAGATATTGACAGCAACCTCGACGATGGCTAAACGGAAGCCAACAAGGGCAAACAACAAGGGCAACCAACAAGACAAACCAAAGGAGAAACGCCATGAAGACCATCCCATCCAATATCATTCGCAATGATCGGGATCTTGCGGCCCTTGGTATCCTAGTGGGGTTCGTCCCCAAATACTGGCAAAAAGCGATAGAACAGTATGAGTTTGCATCGCCCTCGGTGCACCCCAAGTATCGCCTATCATGGACTGAGTTCGTGGACTCATTACAGCACATTCGCTCCTTCATGACGAGGGATGAGCAGTTGCAGGACCTCTGGCACACCATCATGGGTACACAGCTTGCATCACAAGTCCACCAATGGGCTTACAAGGAATCTTGAACACCGCAAACACAAACACAAAGGAGGAACAAAATGTCTGACTGCAAGAAGGTTATCCATCCGAAGCTCGAAACCTACATCGCGACACGGGACAAGCGCATCAGCAAATATCGGCCGTACGACAGGACGCATATCCGGGATCTATTTGTGCAGCTCTTGGAGAGAGGTGCGGTGACTGTTGGGTGTCGGTCAACGTGTGGTGGGAGTGATCCGACGATGCACGTATATCGGGCTTGGAACGAGGTCGTCCGTAAGGCGCGGACACTTGGCTATCAAATCGCCGAGGAGCGGGTGCGCGGGATCGGAAACTCCTGGGCAACGCTAAGTGGAGGGTACTGGGACGAGACGGAATACAAGCTGGTGGATAACAATGGGTAGCTTGATCAAGAAGTACAAGAAGGGAGTCACCCGTTTGTGACTCCCTCACTCTGCACAAGAAAGGAGGAACACCAATGAGACGTGAAATATGTGGCAAGTGTGGCTCACCTATCAACGATGATGGTGCTTGTGACTGCAAGCTTGAGAACCGCAAGAGTAACATCAAGCTTGAGATTGGCAATACGACATTGTGCCTCGGCGATTGCCTGGAGGTCATGGCAGGGCTGCCGGATGGATCTGTTGATGCTGTGATATGTGATCCACCATATGGGACGATGCAAGGGTTCAATAACATAGATTGGGACGTTGCGCTGGACCCCGCCGTCGTGTTCGAGCACTGCAACCGAGTGCTGCGAGTGAACGGTGCGCTGGTGTTGTTCTCACAAGAGCCGTACACGTCCCGTCTCATTACCGAGGCGCACGGAAACCTGCCGTTCAGCTATCGCATGACGTGGCTCAAAGACAGCTTCGCCAATCATTTGATGTGCAAGAAAGCGCCGGTCTCCTTCACCGAGGACGTGCTGGTTTTCTTCAAGAAATACGATACTCTGGGGCAGCATCCACTACGGAAGTACGCCGCGCGGGTGCTGGCAGCTTGCGGTGGCGACCTGAAGGCGATTAATGCGCGGCTGGGCCATCGTCGCGCGGAGCATTTCTTCTATGTGGAGTCCACGCAGTTTGCGCTTTGCACGGAACAGACCTACGCGCAGTTGTGCGAGGTGTACGGGCTTACGGGCTATGAGTGGTTCAAGCCATACGCCGAGCTAGAAGAAATCAACCGCCGTTTCAGCCGCCGCTTCAACCTACCAGAAGGCCAGAAATACAAGCCCAACGTCCTGCAATATCGGAAGGACTACACTGGCCATCATCCGACGCAGAAGCCGGTGGCGCTGATGGAGGACCTGATAAAGACCTACACAGACCCCGGCGAAACGGTGCTCGACTTCACAATGGGTAGCGGGTCAACGGGCGTGGCCTGCGTCAACACGGGCCGCCGATTCATCGGTATTGAACGAGAACCGAAGTATTTCCAGATTGCCTGCCGCCGAATCAAGGACGCGCAGGTGATAGGGAGGTAGAGCGGCTGCAAGATTTGGTATAAGGAAGAAGGGATGCACCGCGATTCCGCGAACAGCTCTTGCTACAAGCAATCGCGAGCAGCAAGAGCTGTGAGCAATCGCGGCAGGACGAGCCTGCCTTGTGTTTTCGGGGTCATATCAATTAACACTGGCTTAAGGACCAGCCCAGACCGACAAACAAGTGGGAGACGGCTGAGATGAGGACGCTAGCTGATCAAGTTAAATGGGAAGAAATGATGAGGGATAAAGGAGCTGCGGCATACATAGCGTCGGTGGAGAAGCGGAGAATGCAGGGATCCGAATCCGGGACCGCCGCTTGCATTAAAGCTATGCGGAACACCAAAGGGAACCTTGGAGTCCTTCCATTCGCCAAATATCTGGAAGACCAGATCTCGGAGGTAGCCTCCGGGAAGGCAGGAAGGAAGCATATTGCCGTCCGTCTGATCAAAGACATGGACATGAAGGTGGTCTCCCTGATCACCCTTCGGAATATCCTGGACGGGATATCCCGTATCAATCGTGTGCAGGATGTAGCCATCGAGATAGGTGTTGATATTGAGACTGAACTGAAGCTGACCGCCTTGGAACAGGCCGACAAACAGAGGATGGAGGTAACCAACAAGCACCTCAAGCGGGTGTCGCACAGACGCCGCCGTCGTGCTGTGTTCAATCATGCAGTCAAGAAGAGCGACGCTGTTGACTGGACTCCCTGGACTCCGACGACTCGGGCCCATGTCGGGATGTTCCTTATCCATGCTGCCGTCGAATTCACCGGAGCAGTGCGTTTGCATGATATCGAAGGCGGTGTGGTCAGGAATAAGAACAACACCCTGATTCATTCCAAGGTCAAGGTGCTGACCGCGACCCAGGAGTTCGAGAAGTGGCTCCGGGAAGAGAACTCAAAGTACGCCCTACTACGCCCCAAGTACTACCCGACCCTTATCCCTCCGAAGCCTTGGGAAGGAGCTTGGGGAGGTGGGTACTACAGTGAGCACATCCGCCCCTTACCTATCATCAAGACCCGCTATCGTGAGTACCTGTACGAGCTGGATGAGCGCATCAAGGCTGGTGATATGACCGAGGTGATCGATGGTTTGAACCACATGCAAAACACCGCCTGGGCAATTAACACCAAGGTGCTCGATGTCATGCGTGAACTGTTCAACCGGGAGACAGCCGATTCGGTTGCCGGCCTGCCTCCACGGGTGCGCCGGGAGATCCCCCGCTGTCCTGTCTGTGGTGCTGATATGTCCATGGTCACCAGGAAGAACCCACACCCCTGCCTCGCCAATGACGTCGAGGTGCTGAAGAAATGGAAAAAGGCTGCGGCCGCCGTCCATGACTACAATGCCCGCCTTGTTTCCAAGTACATCCAGCACGACACCATGATGACGATGGCCGAGCAGCTCAAGGATGAGGAGGCCTTCTACTACCCCTATCAGATGGACTTCCGTGGACGGGTGTATGCAGTACCGCCTCACCTTAATCCGCAGGGCACCAAAGCCGCCAGGGGATTGCTCCACTTCGCCAAAGGTAAGGCCCTTGGCTCCGAGGATGCGGTCAAGTGGCTCATGATCCACGGGGCGAACTGCTGGGGAGAGGACAAGGTTGACTTCGCTGCCCGGCAGCAGTGGGTATTGGATAGTGAAGACAAGATCTTGGCCAGTGCTGCAGATCCAATCGGCTTCCAGTGGTGGACCGATGCTGACTCCCCGTGGTGCTTCCTGGCCTTCTGCTTTGAGTGGGCTGGATACAAGCAGCAAGGACTGGCTTTTGAGTCCAGGCTTCCCATCGCAATGGACGGGAGCTGCAACGGTATCCAGATCTTCAGCCTGCTCCTACGTGACGAGGAAGGAGCCAAGGCAGTCAACGTCCTCCCCTCCGACAAGCCACAGGACATCTACCAGATCGTCGCTGACCGTGCCGTCACGAAGCTCCAGCACCTGGTCGAGCACGGGGAGCTGGTCTACTCCAAGACCAAGACCGACCAAGATGGTGAGCCCAAGCTCCTATACGATGAGAGGGCCGAAGCTAAGGAGTGGCTGAAAATGGGCATCAACAGGAAGGCCACGAAAAGGCAGGTCATGGTCCTTCCTTACGGTGGAACCCAACAGTCCTGTAAAGAGTACACCTTGGAGTACCTAAAGGGACGTATTGAGGATGGCTATCAGTGGGGAACGAACCCCTTCCTCTCTTCCTTGTTCATGTCCAAGGTCATTTGGCAATCGATCAACGAGGTAGTGAGAGCCCCGCAGGAAGCCATGAAGTACCTCCAGGAGGTTGCATCTCTGGTCTCCAAAGAAGGTCTACCTATCTGGTGGACCACACCGACCGGCCTCCCTGTGATGCAAGCGTATCGTGAGACGGCGACTACTGTAGTGCAAACCAAAGTTGGTGACGCCCGTCTACAGTTGGTCGTTAGAGAAGACACTGATATCATCAACATCATCAAGCAGAGGAACGCCATCAGCCCTAACTACATACACTCCCTGGATGCTGCGGCCCTCCAGCGTACAGTTTGCCTAGCGCACAAACATGGGATCGATGGGTTTGCCATGATCCATGATTCATACGGGACACATGCGGCAGACACCCCTGCTTTGGCCCGGATCTTACGAGAAGTCTTTGTCGGGATGTTTGGAGGAGGACACAACCTCTTGGAGGAGTTCACCAAGGAGGTGGTCCAAGTCTTGGACGAGGACAAAAAACAAGAACTGCCTGAACTTCCCGAACTAGGAAGCCTGGATGTCTCCAAGGTGCTGGAGGCAGAGTTCTTTTTTGCCTGAGATAATGCCGTGGATCGCCAATGATCCCCGGTATTTACACTTCAAAAGTGGCAATTAACACTGGCTTAAGGACCCCGCAAGGCGAATCAAGATCCACCAACACGACAACAGGAGGTAAACAACTCGATGACTATGGCCCCAAGTAAACTGCGAGATCTCCTCGCCAACGCACCGACAAACGAAGCTGCAAAAGCAGCAATGGCAGTGGTGGATAGTGTTCAGAGCTGTCCGAACAACGGAGTCAAACTGCTTGGAGTCAGCTCAGCCTTTCTCTTGGCTGTTGAAGCGTCCGGTCTGACCGTGTCCGATGTCATGGTCTACACGAAGAACGCAATCAACAACGCTGAAGGCAAACGCCCAGAGTTCCAAGCAGTGGCCCGTTACATCGACAACGAAATCTTGAATTAGGAAGCCCGTTAGGAGGTTTAATGGTAAAGCTTGAGAGGAAACTCACCGGCAGAGTGGAAGCTTACTACCCCCACCTGAACAAACCTGATGACCGCTATAATCCAGACAAGCCGGAATATAAGATCAGCATCATCTATGAGAACGAGGAAGCTGCCTCGTCCATGCTGGAGCTGATCAAGGAAGCTCAGGCCCAGGCAATCGAAGCCGCCGTGGCCCAGGCCGCTGACGAAGCCAAGAAGAAGGGCAAGAAGTTCAACGAGGAGCGGTTCCGTGCGAACCTGAAGTTGGTCCAGCTCCCGATCAAGGAAGAGCTGGATGAGGACGGCGATCCCACTGGTAGGATCATCGTCGGCCCTTTCAAGATGAGGGCTAAGGGGATCACGAAGGATGGTAGGGAATGGGAACGTCAGTGCCCGGTCTTCGATGGTGCTGGCAAACCCATCGACACCGAGAAAGTATCCATCTGGGGCGGCTCCATAGTGAACGTCTGCTTCTACATCGATACGTTCTACACCGCTGGCCTGGGTGCTGGCGTATCGCTCAAGCTGGAAGCGGTCCAGGTTCTGGAGCTGTGTTCCGGCAATACCGCGAAGACAGCGGCTAGCTTCGGCTTCAGCACCGATGGCGAAGGTCTGTCCCAGGACGACGACGACGACGATGAAGCCGACGAAACGTCCCCGGAGGATACTGGCGAAGACGATTGTCCCTTTTAAACGATGCGTAGTCGGTACGCGAAATACAACCGAACACGGAAAGAAACAGGCTATCGGAGCAAACTTGAGGTTCAGATAGCTGCCTCCCTCCAGGGGACCGAGGCTCTATACGAGCCGATCAAGATCCCCTACACCGTCACTTCCCACCATACCTACCACCCAGACTTCGTACTCCCCAAGCAAGCCATCATCATCGAGGGCAAGGGCGAGTTCCCGGCTGCTGACCGCAAGAAGATGATCCTGGTCAAGACACAACATCCTGACCTAGACATCCGCATTGTCTTCAGCAACCCAAACGCGAAGATCGGGAAGAAGTCCAAGACGACGTATGCGGATTGGTGCAAGAAGAACGGCTTCCCTTATGCGAAGGGAACCGTGCCGGAGGAATGGCTGAAGCATCGACCCAAGGCTCGCCAAAAGAAAGCCCTTTCCGTGTTCCTACAGGAGTCACACATGGCTAACAGAAGAATCACGGATCACATCATCATTCATTGCGCGGCTACCAAGCCCCTGATGGATATTGGAGCCAAGGAGATAGACCGCTGGCACAGAGCCAGAGGATTCCTGTCCATTGGCTATCATTTCGTCATCCGCAGGGATGGGACCATCGAGACCGGCAGGAAGCTGGAGGAAGTTGGGGCACACGCCAAAGGCTACAACTCCAGGTCTGTCGGGATCTGCCTTGTCGGAGGGATCTCCGAGAGCGGCAAGCCTGAAAACAACTTCACCCCGGAGCAGTGGAAGTCCCTGGAATCTTTGGTCAAAGACCTCAAGAAGAAGTACCCGGACGCCAAGGTCATCGGTCACCGGGACGTTGCCCAGAAGGACTGCCCCTGCTTTGACGTAAGCGCTTGGTATTCCAGCGTAAGTCAATTACCCACGGACTTATAGCATGACGAACCGGAAGGCCCACCTGAATCATCTTGGTGGGCTTTCCTTTCAAGAAACACACAGAAGGAGACAGAACATGAAGAAGAAGAGCAAAGCCCAGTCCCAGCGTGACATGATCCTTGCACACCTCCGCAGTGGTAAGTCCATCACCATCCGCGAAGCCTTCAACCTCTACGGCATCCAGTCCCTGACCAAGCGGCTGTCCGAGCTCCGTGCCGAGGGCTTCGACATCATCAACTGCAAGACCCTGGAAGATGGCATTGAGGTCGGCGTGTGGTCCATGAGGCATGACCCCTACAAGGACCAGACGGCTCCCTTTGTACGTGGTGACAAGGTACGCCTGAAAGCCCTACCTTCCATGGGACACGTTGGTCTGTGTGTTGGCATGGTCGGTGAGATCCTCCACTGTGACCGGCGCAACGACACCTCGTTGGTGCACTTCGCCTGGTTCACCTGCTGGATTGAAAACAGCAAACTGGAGCGGTTCGTTCCGCTTGCACCTGGAACCAAGGTGACCGTCACCGGGCCCGCTTGGGTCGCTGGCTACAACATCGAATCCAACACCTACACGATTCAGACTCCGACCCACGAGTTCGTCGTTCCAGGCACACAGGTAGCACTGGATGTGACCGATGATGATGATGGCGAGAAGGAAGAGTAACCGTGGGTACCTTGAGGAGTCCCATCTCATCGCCCACGAACCCTGCCCTGCCTGTCGAGAGCGGGGCGGGGACACCTCTGGTGACAACCTCGCCCGATACTCTGACGGCCACGGCTATTGCCATGCCTGTGGGTACTATGAGCACGGAGATGGCTCCTCCCGTTCAGCGAGGCCCAGCCGAGCCACAGCGACCACTGACCCGGAGAGGAAGCGAACCATGAGTGAACTGAATCTAACTGGTGAAGTCATGGCTCTCCGTACCCGTGGCATCACCGAGGAAACCTGTGCCAAGTTTAGTTACACCGTAGGCAAACACAATGGGAAGTGGGTGCAGATCGCCCCGTACCATGATGATCATGGGCGGCTCTGTGCCCAGCACATCCGCTTTGAGAACAAGGACTTCATCTGGTTGGGAGATGCCAAGAAGGCTCTGCTGTTTGGTCAGCAGCTCTGGCCTCATGGTGGTAAGCGTGTCGTCGTGACCGAGGGTGAGATCGATGCCATGACCATCAGCCAGCTCCAGGGAAACAAGTGGCCGGTGGTGTCCATCTGGTCCGGTGCTGGTGGTGCAGTCAAGGCCATCAAGCGCAGCCTGGAATGGTTGGAGTCCTTCAACGAGGTGATCTTCTGCTTCGACATGGACGAGCCTGGTCAGGAAGCTGCCCTGGAATGTGCGGCCATCCTGTCCCCAGGCAAAGCCAAGATCGCCAAGCTCCCCTGTAAGGACGCCAATGAGTGCCTCCTCCAGGGGAAGTCCAAGGAACTCCTCTCTGCCCTGTGGGATGCCAAGGTCTATCGGCCTGATGGTATCATCAGTGGCAAGGAGCTGTGGGATAAGGTCCGGGTAAGACCAACTGAAGGTATGTCCATCCCGTACCCGCAGCTCAACGAGAAGATCATGGGCGTGAGACCTGGGGAACTCTACCTGTTCACGGCTGGGTCCGGAATAGGGAAGAGCACCTTGGTCAACGAGATAGCCTATCACCTGAAGATGGAACATGGACAAACACTTGGCATCATGGCCCTGGAGGAGTCCGTAGCCAGGAACGCTCTGCGCTACATCGGGATCTACCTCAATCGTCCTGTCCACCTGCCTCATGTCTACGACGCTGTACCTGAAGGTGAGATGAAAGCCGCCTTCGATGCCGTTGTTGGGGATGATCGCTGGTACATCTACGACCACTTCGGCAGCACCGAGGTCGAGTGCTTGATCTCCAAGATCCGCTACATGGTGGTGGGCCTGGGAGTGAAAGTCCTGGTCCTCGATCATATCTCGATCATCGTGTCCGGTCTGGACGAGATCGCAGAGTCCGAGCGCAAGTCCATCGATAGACTGATGACGGCCCTGCGGTCCCTGATCCAGGAGACCGGCGTGACGGTGCTTGCCGTTGTCCATCTCAAACGTCCTGACAAAGGCAAGTCCTACAACGAAGGACGTCAGGTGAGCCTCACGGATCTCCGTGGTTCCGGCTCCCTTGAGCAACTCTCTGACGTGGTCATCGCCCTGGAGCGAAACCAGCAGGGAGAAGATCCGAACAAGGCTGACATCCGCATCCTGAAGAACCGGCCCGTGGGCCTCACTGGCCCTGCCGGTCAGGTGCGGTACTACCCCGAAACAGGAAGACTCCTGCATTGGCAGGAAGAGGAGGAAGCAACGACCTTTGGCTTCGCCACCACCACCACCAACCCTGAAGAACAGGAGGAGGAGGCGAAGTATGGCTTCTAAGCGTGAACTGTACCGGGACTACTGGTCCTGGATACCCAAGGCCCTGGACGATCCCCCGGCCCTGGTCTTCGACATTGAAACCAACGGCCTCTACTGGGACGCGACTCTCGTCCACTCCATCGTCATCATCAACTCCGCAACAGGTGAGATGTTCTCTGCCAGTAGCCAGAACGGTAAGCTGGCTGAGGCTCTCACCATGCTGGAGTCCCATCCCCTGATAGTAGGTCACAACGTCCTGGGTTACGACATCCCGGTCCTGCGGAAGCTCTATCCAAACTGGAGACCACGTGGCCATGTGTTCGACACCCTGAACGCAGCCCGTCTGATCTACACCAACATCAAAGACCTGGACTTCAGGCGCAAAGATGGCTTCCCTAAGAAGCTCATCGGCCAGCACAAGCTGGAAGCCTGGGGCCATCGGTTGGGAGTCCTGAAGGGAGACTTCGGGTATACCACCGATTGGGCATCCTGGTCACCGGAGATGCAGGAATACTGTGAACAGGACGTCAGGGTGTGCCTCAAGCTCTACGAGCATATCCTGTCCCTTGGATATTCCCCGGAGGCTCTGGCCTTGGAGATGGAATTCCAGAAGGTGATCACCGAGCAGGAGATCACAGGGATACCATTCGATGTGAAGGCTGCCGAGCAGCTCTACGTCGAGCTGGCTGCAAAGCGGGAGGAGCTTATCACCAAGCTGAAGGAGATCTTCCCTCCAAAACGTGTAGAGTCCGTCTTCATCCCCAAAACGAACAACAAGACCAGAGGCTATGTCAAAGGCGTACCTTTCACGAAGGTGAAGTACGTAGAGTTCAACCCCGGCAGCCGTCAGATGATAGCCGAGCGGCTGATCGAGAAGTACCAATGGGAACCATCCGAGTTCACCGCCACGGGTGAGCCAACCATCAATGATGAAGTCCTCCAGTCCCTGCCTTGGCCTGAAGCCAAGATGCTGCTGGAGTACTTCGACCTATCCAAAATTATAGGGATGCTGGCCGAAGGTAAGGCTGGCTGGCTCAAGCTCGTTACCAAGGAAGGGCGCATCCACGGCTCCGTCATCACCAATGGGGCGGTGACCGGACGATGCACTCACAACTCCCCGAACCTCGCCCAGATCCCCCGGAAGGGAGACCTTGGGCGCAAGTGCCGTAGTCTCTTCAAGGCACCTGATGGTTGGGTTATGGTCGGAGCTGACGCTTCCGGCTTGGAGCTGCGGATGTTCGGGCACTACCTTGCCCGATACGATGGTGGGAAGTACATCGAGGTGATTCTCAATGGTGACATCCACACGCACAACCAGGAGGCAGCTGGGCTACCTACAAGGGATGCCGCGAAGGCGTTCACCTACGCCCTCCTCTACGGAGCCGGTGATGTGAAGTTAGGCTCCATCCTTGCGCCCACTGCTAACCCTGGAACCCAAGCCAAGAAGGGCAAGCTCCTTCGCAACAAGTTCATGAAGGCCATCCCCGCTTACAAGCGGCTGACCGAGACCATCAAGCAGGTCCTCACCGAGAAGGGCCCGGACGGGAAACCGAAACGGAAATACCTGATCGGCATCGATGGACGTAAGCTGCACATCCGCTCCAACC